CGTTTTGCGAGAACAGACTGAAGGAGAGTCTTCTGGCGAGACCCCAACTGATCGACCGCGCACCGGCAGACGTAAAAAAAAGAAGGCTGCTCCGGGCGAAATTCGAATTGCCGATCGAGCGGTTGGCAGCGGCCGTTTTAAAAAGTTTGTGGAAGAAGCCAACGCGCGCGCCACCAAAGACCCGCGAGGATTAATGAAAGATTTAGGTATTAGAACCGCTGCAAGAGGTTCTGACTTAGATCAAGTAGAAAAGATTCTCAAGTCAGCTATTCACGTCCATCCGCTCATGCGACAGTCTTACGGCGGAGTCAAAAAAGTTCCTGTGGTTTTGCCTAACGGAGAACAGAGTGAGGCTGTGGGGATTTTTTTAGCTCAGCTGGATTCACGGAACGGTATCAAGTTTCTTTCACATACACTGAACGGTGCCAAAAATGCCGGTTTTCTGAATCTACAAGGCGCGCTAGAGCTGGGTAAAGGCCAAAAGGCACCGATCGTCATCTATTCGACCTGAACTTTCTACCTTGTTCACTTATCTTTGAATCATGAGTGCAGAAAACTTAATCGTGCAGTACGAAAAATACTGTGACATAATGAAGAAGGTGGCTGACACCTCAATCGTAGAAAGATTGTCAGATGAGATCGGCGAACGACTCGTGATGGCTCCTCGAGGCTTGACTGTCGAGGACGGCGGCACCCCCGGAGCTTTAATAGAGTTTAGTTTGGCTGTGGCGAGTGCCGCTAAGGCTTTGAGCAACCATTTTGGTGATGCTAAATCTCTGGTAAAAGTTAGTCTGCTGCACGAGCTAGGGAGGCTAGGCGATCTTCGAGAGGGCGCAGATTTATTTATTCCGCAAGAATCTGACTGGCATCGTGAGAAGCTAGGTCAGATGTACAAGTACAACGATGCATGTTCGAAGATGAACGTAGCTCATAGGACGCTCTGGATGCTCTCCCATTTAGGTTTCGAGCTTACTCGAGAAGAGTGGATGGCCATTAACGTTTCGCAGGGGCTTCATCTGCAGGAGAACCAGTTTTATGCAACGTCTATAGACGGCCTTGCTGCTGGCCTTTTAGCAGCCAGGTCTGCCGTATTGCATGGCAGTTGATACTTATAATGCATGAGACTAGTCAGAGAATTCATTCGAGCCGTCATGAGAGAAGCAGCTGCCAAGGAGACTGAAGAAGATCTCCTTCTTGAACCCGATGAAAAAGACGGCCGTCAAGAGGACACAGCTGACGAGACTAGTGGTGCTGCAGCTGTTGCGGGATATACCCTACCTTTAGGAGCATCCAACTCGCCGACCACACTGCGTCAGCGTGGGGACATTGCCGGCAGCGGTTTTGGTGGTGCAAAACCTATCGAAGAAGACGATGAAGATGATGATCCGGACGTCTAGGCGATTCTAAACACAAAACATTTGAACATTTGAAGTCCCAAATATAAACTTAGAAGGTCAACACTGTTGACAAGAATTTAACCATTGACCATTGAACATATAAGGAGATAAAATGGCAATTGACCTCGATGCGATTCGCAATAAACTGAACCAACTTTCCGGAAACAACAGTCGTAGAAACACGATGTGGCGTCCTCAAGAGGGCGAAGAGGCCACTGTTCGTGTCTTGTCTTTTCCGGATAACGACGGCCAGCCCTTTCAAGAGCGCTGGTTTTATTACAATATCGGCAACAATCCAGGCCTCCTGGCGCCCTACCAATTTGGTAAGCCAGACCCCATTCAAGAGCTCATCAACAAGCTGAGGGACGACGGTTCCAAGGAATCGTACGAACTGGCCAAGAAGCTCTATCCCAAGATGCGATGCTATGCTCCGGTCGTTGTGCGCGGTGAAGAGGACCGCGGAGTGCGCCTCTGGTCGTTTGGCAAGACCGTGTATCAATCTCTACTCAACATTATGCTGGATGAGGACTACGGTGATATTACGGACCCTAAAGAAGGCCGTGATGTAAAGGTGGTGTGTACTAAGCCTCCTGGTCGCATGTGGGCCACTACTGAAGTTCGCCCTCGAGGAAAGCAGACTCCGCTGGCAGAAGCGAAGCAGGCCAAGGAGTGGATGGATAACATTCCAAGCCTGGATGATCTATATACTCTCAAGTCGTACGAAGAGCTGGAGAAGATCGTCAATGATTGGCTGTCAGGTGACGATTCCGATAACGACGATGACTTCGGGACTGCCCGTGGCGGTGCATCTAACACTAATACGTCTGAAACGGATTCGACGACTGAGGCTAAGAAGTACAAGAGCTTGGATGATGCCTTTGCTGATCTAGAAGACCTATAGTCTATCGTTCATTGGTAGTAAAAACGTCAAGCGGCTTCGGCCGCTTGACTTATATTTGAACACTGACTTTTGTAATTTTATTATTGCAACACTGGACGGAAGATAGATGGCAAAAAAGAAAATTAATGATAGTTTCACCTCTGAGCTTATAAGTTCGCTTAACAAAGAACACGGTTCTAAGGTTGCCTATAATTTAGCGCATGATACTTCTCCAACGCATGTTAAACGCTGGATCAGTACCGGTTCTCAACTGTTAGATTATATTACTTCCAATAGGCCGGCCGGTGGCCTTCCGGAGGGCCGGATCGTCGAAGTTTTCGGCCCTCCGGGAATCGGCAAATCTCACATAGCAATTCAAGTAGCCAGATCGACCCAGCAGATGGGAGGCATTGTGGTCTACATAGACACGGAGAATGCCACGTCGGTCGAGAATTTATCTCTTCTAGGTGTAGACATCACGAAGAGGTTTGTTTATGTCGATACCCACTGCACCGAAGAGGTGCTCTCCATTGCAGAGTCGACGATCCTTAAGGCAAAAGCGATGGACAAAGACGTTCCTATAACGATCATTTGGGATTCCGTGGCTGCTTCGTCTCCAAAGGCAGAACTCATCGGTGACTATGACAAGGAAACCATCGGCCTGCAAGCCCGGGCGATATCGAAAGGCATGCGTAAGATCACGGGTGTGATTGCTAATCAAAACGTTTTGTTTTTGATCCTGAATCAAATTCGTACGAAGATTGGAGTCATGTATGGAGACCCCACGACTACACCCGGCGGAAAAGCAATACCGTTTCACTCGTCAGTGCGGATAAAACTCGGCGCCGGCCAGCAGATTCAAGATAAAAATAAAAACGTCGTTGGGATCCATGTTACTGCTAAGACGATTAAAAACAAAGTATCAGCGCCTTTTAGAGATTGCAAGTTTGAGATCCACTTTGGAGTTGGCATCAAAGAACATGAGCAAGTGTTTGATGAACTTCGTAAGCATGGCAAAGAAACCATCGACGGTTATGAAGTTTCCGTGTCTGGAACGGGGACGTGGAAAGTATTAAAAGTGGAGAAGGCAGAAACGGGGGAGACTGTTCTTGAAAAGAAGTTTTATAAAGCTGATTTTGATAAACTCTTAAAGGATCCTCAATACTCTAAATACCTAGACGCTCTTCTTAATCGGGCCATGGTTAGAAAAATGAGTACTTCCGATGGCATCGCGATTGATGCTGAGGCTTATGAAGAGGTGAGAGCGCTTTCTTTGGAGCTTGAATCAGACCTCATTGATCCGGAGGGGTAATTGATTTCCCGGCCAATTCTTATCATTGATGGCCTGAATTTTTTCATGCGACATTACATTGCCAATCCTAGCATGAGCGACCATGGCGAGCCAGTTGGCGGAATCGTGGGTTTTATGAAGGGAGTATGGCATCTGTGTGATAGGATATCCCCGTCTCGCGTTGTGATAGCATGGGAAGGCGGAGGTTCCCCAAGGAGGCGAGCCATTCTCAAAAATTATAAAGAGAGCCGCCGACCGGCAAAGCTCAACAGGTTTTACGAAGACGACATCCCAGACTCTGTCCAGAACAGGAGCGGCCAAGTTGCTAAAATTATCGATCTCTTAAAAACAGTCCCGGTAACTCAGTTGTATGTCGCAGACTGTGAGGCTGATGACTTGATAGCTTACTTAGTAAAATACACGTTTTGCGACGATCGATGCGTCGTAGCATCATCCGATAGGGATCTGTATCAGCTGCTTTCTAAAAGAGTAATACAGTGGTCACCTGGGCAAAAAAAATATATTACCATAAAAACTTTAATCGAGAAATATGGGGTGAGTGCTACTAATTTTTGTACCGCGCGCGCCTTTGTAGGCGATGGCTCTGATAAGATCGATGGGGTCCCTCGTGCAGGTTTTGCATCGTTAGCTAAAAGATTTCCAGAGTTGTCTGGAGACGAATTTGTTTCTGTTGAAACCCTCATAAATACGGCTAGAGATCGCTTACAGGAAAAAAAGCTTAAGTTGTTCGAAAACATGATCGAATACGAAGAAATCTCGCGACGAAATTGGAAGCTGATGTATTTAGATACAGTGAACTTATCTGCTGATCAGATTAAAAAGCTGGAACATTCAATTGAAAATTTTTCATCTTACGCTAATAAAATGTCCCTTGCAAGATTAATGTTACGTGAAGGTATTTCTAACTTTGATATTGATGCTTTTTTCGCGTCCGTCAACGCCTGTAAGGGATAAAATAAATGGTAGATAGAGAAGTGATCCAAACAGATTACGCCACCCCACACTTCAGCACGTACGGCAAAGCTTTTCAAGAAAAAATATTTCAAAGTCTAATGACGGACAAACCATGGGCCACCCAAATGGTTGAAATAATGAACCCATCCTTTTTTGATGTTCGTTATTTGCAGTACCTCTCTGAGAAGTACTTCACCTACTTCCAACAATACAAGTGCTTTCCATCTTTGGGGTTATTGGTAACCATCGTAAGAGATGACCTAACTGACAACGACGACATTATTCTCAGGGATCAGATAGTGCATTTTTTGCACAGGATCAAAGCCAGCACTGATTTAGCTGATCTTGCATTTGTCAAAGATAAGGCACTAGATTTTTGTCGCAAGCAAGCGTTTAAAGACGCCTTAGAAGAAGCTGTTGATCTCATTCAAACTGAAAAATTTGAGAGCGTTCTATCTCTCATGAAAAAAGCAGTTTCGGTCGGTCTTCCCTCTAGTTCCGGCCACGATTTCTTTGAAGATGCCGAGGCACGATTCGTAAAAGTCAACAGGCAAGTGTGTCCCACTGGCTTGCCGCGCTTGGATGCTCACGACGTTTTGCGGGGAGGCCTGGGCCGCGGCGAGATGGGCGTGGTAACAGCAAACACTGGTGTTGGTAAAAGCCACTGGCTAGTTGCGATGGGTGCTAATGCAATGAGAGCGGGAAAAAACGTTTTGCACTATACGTTCGAACTCACCGAATACGCAGTGGGTTTACGTTATGATTCCAACCTGTGTAATGTGGCATCTAACAACGTACAAGATCGTAAAGAAGAGGTGCTCAAACAATACGAAGAGATGGAACTAGGAAGACTGATCATAAAAGAGTATCCTACGGGAAGTGCTTCTTCTATAACTCTTCGAAATCATGTTGAAAAATTAATGCTAAAAGGATTCGTTCCGTCTGTCATCATCATAGACTACGCAGACATCATGCGTTCGACCAAAAGTTACGACTCCCTACGGCACGAGCTTAAGTTGATCTATGAAGAATTAAGAAATATGGCTATGGATCTGAGGGTTCCGATATGGACAGCCTCCCAGGCCAATCGGGATTCCGCTAACTCTGATATAGTTGGGCTAGAAAACATGTCTGAAGCTTATGGCAAGGCAATGGTAGCCGACGTTGTCATTTCGCTCTCTAGGAAAGCGATTGAAAAATCTACTGGAGCAGCACGGCTTTTTGTTGCAAAAAACAGAGCTGGAAAAGATGGTTTAGTTTTTCCTATTCACATCGATACTTCTAAGAGTAAATTTGATATTATCAACGAGAGCGCACTCACCCTAGACGAGGCAGTAAATCAAAGTAATGGAGACATGAAGGAATTACTGAGGAAAAAATGGAAGGAAGTGGGCCATGATTGAATCCGTTAAGTTGAGTTTGACAGATCGGGGTGCCGCTGTGCTGCACGCGCATGGCATAACTCCAGAATCCTATGGCACCGCTTATGACGGAGAATCCGCCGGGCTGGATCTATATAACGCTGGAGACGACGCCCAAGTTATGGGCAGGACTAAGTGGTCGGTATTAGGAGAGCAACCAATACTACTCCCTACCGGAGTCAAAATCGATGTTCCTGCAGGCTGCGTCGGATTGATCCGTGGAAGAGGAAGTATAATACATACCGGATTAGTAATTCGCGGTGGCGTTATCGATCCAGGATATACTGGAGAGATTTTTGTTAATCTTGTCAATATTGGAGAACGAGATACGAACATCCCTGCTGGAGCCAAATTGCCACTGCAGTTAGTAATAGTGCGATGCTTTACGGATTTTAGAGTAATAAGCAATTTAGAATTCTTAGAAGAGACCAAAGGATACAAGAGGCAAGCCGGTATTGTCGGCAGTTCGGATCAACAGATTCAGGCTGTCGAAGGCGAAGAGGGCGAGTGAATTTTTGAGTCTGTGGAGACAAGTGGATGTCAAAAACTTTTGATCAAGTTTACGAAGAGAGCTTGGAGTACTTTCGTGGCGATGAGTTAGCAGCTTCAGTCTTTGCCACCAAGTACGCGTTACAGGACGGCGAAGGCAATTATATAGAATCCAATCCGGATCAAATGCACCATCGTTTAGCAAAGGAATTTGCTCGGATTGAACAGGGGTACGATAACCCCATGGGAGAAGATGAGATCTATGGGCTACTCAAGGATTTTTCTTTTATAGTCCCCCAAGGATCCCCGATGGCGGGAATCGGAAATCCTCACCAGATTCAATCTCTGTCTAATTGTTTTGTGGTTGATTCCCCACAAGATTCGTATGGAGGTATCCTTAAAACTGATCAAGAACAAGTACAAATCATGAAGCGCCGGGGCGGCGTGGGGTTTGACATTTCTACCATCCGTCCCACCGGCCTACCGACTTCGAATGCTGCAAAGACTACTGATGGTATCGGTGTTTTCATGGAGCGATTTTCTAACTCCTGTCGAGAAGTAGCACAGGGCGGCCGCCGCGGCGCACTGATGTTGACAGTTTCTGTGCATCATCCGGATATCAGAACATTTATCAATATCAAACGTAATCTGACAAAGGTGACGGGGGCCAACATTTCCATCCGTCTTACCGACGAATTTATGGAAGCTGTGGAGCAGCGCCAAGACTACGAACTTCGATTCCCGGTCGAGCCTGACGCTGAACGGATGGTCTCTGAGTGGACCTCGGCGCGAGTACTCTGGGATGAAATTATAGAGTCTGCTCATGCGTCTGCAGAGCCGGGCTTGCTTTTTTGGGATAATATTTTAAAGTATTCCCCCGCTGATGCTTACAAGGACGACGGTTTTCACACGATTAGCACCAATCCGTGCAGCGAAATAACCCTCTCTGCTTATGATAGTTGCCGGTTGTTGTTATTGAATCTAACTTCTTTTGTTCGTAATCCATTTACCCAGAACGCGACGTTCGATTATCGAGATTTTAGTGAAAAAACGATCAAGGCGCAGCGCCTTATGGATGATCTCATCGATCTCGAGATTGAGTGTGTTGATCAGATATTAGAAAAAATAGCCGTCGATTCTGAGGCCGAGGAAGTTAAGCGCACTGAAGTCAACTTGTGGAAAAAGATCCGACACGCGGCGCTTCAAGGCCGCCGCACAGGACTAGGCATAACTGGTTTAGGAGACACTCTGGCCATGCTTGGATTACAATACGGGTCTTCTGAAAGCATCAGAGAAACGGAGGCTATATATCGCCAGCTAGCAGTATCTGCCTATGAATCTTCGTGTTATCTAGCGCGAGAACGCGGCGCATTTCCAGTTTATGATTTCGAGAAAGAAAAAGGTAACCCCTTCATCGAGCGTCTGTTTAGCACCTCTCCGGAGCTCCGGGGTTTACATAAGCGCTACGGGAGACGAAACATTGCTTTGACAACTACTGCGCCCTGTGGTAGCGTTTCTACGTTGACTCAAACCACATCTGGGATAGAGCCGGCTTTCATGCTAAAGTACACTAGGCGTAAAAAAATTAATCACGACAATCCAGAAGCAGCGGTTGATTTCATTGACGACCTAGGAGATCGCTGGCAGGAATTCGAAGTATATCATCACGGTTTCAAGCAATGGATGGATGCTACCGGAAAAACTGGTGTCGCAAATAGTCCTTATGCAGGATCTACAGCTAATGAAATCGATTGGGAATCGGCTGTCGACCTCCAAGCCGCGGCTCAAAAATGGGTGTGCCACGCTATTAGCAAAACTATTAATTTGCCGAACGACGCATCGGCCGAAGAAGTTCAGAAGGTGTATTGGCGAGGCTGGAAAAAGCACCTTAAGGGGGTTACTGTATATCGAGATGGCTGCAGGGCAGGAGTACTAGTTGCAGCTAAAGAAGATCCAAATGATCAGCGCTTTAAATCGCATAGCGCGCCTAAACGGCCTGATACGCTTGAGTGCGATATTCACCACGCAACAATCCAGGGCGAAGCCTGGACGATTTTGGTCGGTTTGATGGATGAACGTCCATATGAAATCATGGGTGGGTTGCAGCAATACATCGAGATTCCCAAGAAGCACAAGCAAGGCGAGTTGATAAAGCACCCGTACAAGACAAAAGATTCCAGATACGATTTAGTGATTGACAAAAATGGCGATCAATTGGCAGTAAAAGACGTCGTAAAGGTATTTGACAACCCTAATCATTCTGCTTTTACGAGAATCATTTCGTTGGCTTTGCGGCACGGCGCATCTATACAGTACGTAGTCGAGCAGCTGCAAAAAGATAGAGAAGCAGATATGTTTTCGTTTGCTAGGGTGACAGCTAGGGTTCTAAAAAAATATATCGTCAATGGTACTAAAGTCAGCATACAAGCGTGTCAAAATTGTGAGTCGGAAGGTTCGCTGATATACCAAGAAGGCTGCATGATGTGCACTTCATGCGGTTACAGTAAGTGCAGCTAATAAATGGGGCGCCTGGACTCTACTTATGATTGTATCAAGCCTTGTGTTTGCTGCAGTAGTAGTTTTTCAAGAGAGGGCGCTTCAACGAGATGAAACATAAGATTACGATTTCTCCACTCTTGAAAGAAGTGGAGTTGCGAAAGCCGCCCGTCATTATTCGCGTAAACAAGTTCACAGAAGATGCAGCAAAAAAATTCGCCAACGAAGTAGCTCAGGCACATAATACTGGCCAAGATATTATTCCGATTGTTATCGACTCTTATGGTGGCCAAGTCTATTCGTTGATGGCCATGATAGCTGCCATTAAGAATGCAGAGTTACCAATTGCAACCATCGTGGAAGGTAAAGCGATGTCTTGTGGTGCCATTCTTTTTTCATTTGGCACTGATGGCCATCGTTACATGGACGCGCATGCCACGCTAATGATTCACGATGTATCTTCCATGGAGATTGGAAAGGTGGAAGAGATAAAAGCGTCGGCCGAAGAGACGGAAAGGCTTAACCAATTAGTCTATAAGATGATGGCAAAAAACTGTGGTCATACCCCCAAGTACTTTCTCAATTTAGTTCACGAGCGTGGCCACGCTGATTGGTTTTTAGATGCCAAAGAGGCCAAGGAGCACGATTTAGCGAACCACTTGAAGCTTCCCACACTCTGTGTTGATATCGACGTAAAGATCAAAATGAAATGAGTGAGGAGGGGCACGTTAAACGAGTCTCGCTCTATGATGATGGCATCGGATCCGTAGAATATGTGGACCACATGGGAGACGATCTGACGATCGTCAATGCTGCCCGTGTCTCCTTCGGTAAGCATAAAAGTGCTCTGGATGATCGCGACAAAAAACTAATTGACTATCTGGTGAGGCACAAGCATACGTCCACCTTTGAACACAACGTAGTAACACTCAGATTTGTAGTACCGTTGTTTGTACGTAGCCAACATCATCGGCATAGAACTTGGTCTTATAATGAAATCTCCAGACGATATACTGATATTGACATTCGGTTTTACGAGCCTGAGAGATTGCGCGCACAGAGCAAATCTAATCGACAAGCATCCACTGAAGGGAAATTCTTGCCTTTTATCAAGAAACGATTGGGATATGCTTCTACCATCATTAAAAGGCACCATAAAAAATCGCTCAAACTCTATGAAGATC